GGAAATGGTGCCGTACGTCGCGCTCCAGGTGAACGTCTCGTTGGTGTGCGCCGTCGCCGCCGTGAAGCTGTCCGTTGCGCCGAGAAGGATGGTAGCCGAGCTAGGCGTGATCGTGGTCGTTGGGCCGCCGATCGCGCCGGCCCAGAGGGTGCGGATCTGATCTTCATTGCTATCGCCTGACACCGATGTGAAAAGCACCATTCCAGCGCTGTAAGCGGTGTTGATGCCATTGACGTTATTGTCGGTGACTTGATAGATCTGCACTCCATTATGGTATACCGTAATCACCACTCCAGAGCCACCGCCGGCAGTCGTGGTGCCCGAAATCGTGGCCGTAATGCTGTCTCCTGCGGCAATCTGACTCGCAAAATTCTGGGTAGTTCCGACCTGGTAGACGAGCACTGCGGTTTCGCTGGAATACTGCTGGTAGAAAACCGTGAGCGTGTCGGGCGATCCGGCTACGGCGCCGACGGCATAGATCCGGGCTGTGCCAATGGGTCCAACCTGAGCGCGCAGGAGAATCCCGAGCACCATAGAGGTTTGCCGGAATCCACTACCCAGGACAATCTCGACCGCATAGTCAGCGCTGCTGGGCGTCCAACTGCTAACCGCCCACTGATCGAATAAGGAGGAGCCAGATGGGGATGGAGTATAGGCTGCTCCTGAACCGTTGATTGAAAGCGCCGTCCCCGACGGGCCCCACGTATCGCCGCTGTCGGCGGTGTGACTGGTGAGGACGCCGGCCGAGCCGGTGAATCGGTCGAATAAATCCGCCACGTTGTGGCTCCTGGAAGCTAGAAGCTAGGAGTTAGGAGTTAGGAGTTAGAATGGGGAAGGCGTCCTCCTTCTAACTCCTAACTCCTGCGTTCTTCCATTCAGCGAGCGAAGCGAAGCTCACGGAGTGGCGGTAAGCGAAACCAGCCGCTTCGAGTTCTCGGGCGCCACGAAGGTGTCGTGGAGCAAGAGCCCGCGGATGGCGTTGGCGAAGGTCGTCTGGAGCCGCAGGGCCTCGATCTCAGTGATCTGGGCCGCGTAGCTGATCGCCTCGTTGTCACCAAACAAGAGCACCTTGTTTCCAGAGTTGCGGGGCACGTGCGGCGTCTCGTACACCGCGAACCCGGCCACCATCCCGACGAACCCGGGCGCCTGGGCCGCGGTCCGGGCCACTTCCTCTCCACCGATCAGCCCGTACTGGACAACCTTGTCACCCAGCTCGCCGGCCCGCACGAAGTGCTCGGTGTCCTGGAGCAGAAGTGAAGTCGTGTCGGGGTCGACGACGGCCCACCGTGCACCCGTCGTTGCCGGCACGTTCGCCTTCGAGAGGATCGAACGGACCTGGCAGAACTGGGGATAGATGTCGGTGGCCACCGGCGTACTAGTCGAGGTGGTCAGGGTGATCGCGCTGGCCGTGGTCAGGACCACGTACGGCGCGATGGTGTAGTTATTGCCGCCGGCCGTGACGGTCACGGTGGCAATCGCCCCCGAGCTGACGGTGCAGGTCGCCGTGGCCCCGTTACCGTTGCCCCCGACGAACTGGATGACCGGGGCCGTGCTGTAGCTCGATCCGGCCGCGGTGATCGTGACCGAGGTCACGGCGCCGCCGCTGATCACCGGGGTGAGGATTGCCCCGCTGCCGGCCGTCGGTGCCCCGAGCTGCACTCCGGCCAAGGGATAGGTCGCCAGGAGCTTGGCTTCCACGGTGTTGTTCATCGCGACCACGGCCCGCTTCAGATAGACGTCCATCGCGTTGACGTCGCTCTGGGCCTTGTCGATGTCGTCTACCTCAAACGCAAAATACTGGCCATCCCCGACAGTAAAGGTCGAGTCTGTCGGGACCAGGTCCTGATAGCTGATCGTGGCCCCACGCGAGTAGGACCCCATCGAGATATTGCCGGCCGTCCGGACGTGGACGGTCTTGTTCTGGCGCAGATCCCCCTCCCAGTTGCGATTCACCAGGGGGAGCATGACGTTGATCTGATCAAGCTTGGTGACGAGACGTTCGGACCAAGCTTCTGAATTGAAAGCGGCTAAGTTGTTTGCCATAGTCTCTAATCGTGGATCGTGGATCGTGGATCGTGGCGCGATCTTTCTTCACGCACCACGCTTCACGGACCACGCACCACGTCTCCGATCAGAGCCGCCCGGGGATTCGCCCTGGGGGCAAGCTCTTACCTTCCGAGGTGACAGACTGGCCCCGCTCGGCGCCTGGGCCTGGCTTCCCGCCAAGCTGTGCCGTGGTGGCCCCGGCCCCTCCCGGGGCGGTCTGTGCGCCTCCCGGCGCGGTGTCGAGGAAATGCGGCCGACCCTTCAGGGCCGTCTGAATCGTCTCGACCAGTTTCGCTTCGTCGGGCTGATCGGCCTCGGCCTTGTAGCCGGAGAGGGCGTAGAGGTCCGCGACCTTCGTGGGGTCAGTGACCTTCAAGCCCTGCGCAACCTTGGCGAACGCGGCCCGGTGGTTGACGTCGCGGAGCTTGCCCGTCAGCTCGTTGACCTGGCTCTTGAGTCCTTCCGGATCTTGCTCCGCCTTGAGCTTGAACTCGTCACGCTCTTTCGTCAGCGCGTCGAGCTGTTCGGCCAGTTTCTTGCCCTCGTGGCGACGGTCGCGAGCTTCCCCGCGAACCTCTTTGATGTCCTCGTGGGCGCCGGCCAGGTCGCGGGCGAGCTTGGCGTTCTCCGCCTTCAGGCGGTCGATCTCTTTCTGGAGTTCTTCAGACATGGCAGCGGTGCGCCTCCCGGCGCGTACGGTGCGGCGCCTGGCCGCTCTTGGAAAATAAAAGTTAGAACTTAGAGGTTAGAATGGGAAAGGCATATACTCTTCGTCTTCCTTCTAACTCCCAACTCTTGAATACTGACGGGCGTCAGCCCGTCCAAGTGATCGTGTAAGTGCCGGCCGCGGCAGCGAGGTAAATTGACTGATTGGCCTAATTGATGAACGGCGCTGTAAAGCCCGGGGGGCACGTCAGGGTGCCGAAGTTGTGGTTGGCGTGGACGATGGATCCACCGGAAGTTAGCGAGCAGTAAAGGCTCGCGGCCCCGCGATACTGGACGAAGCTTCGTCACACTCCACTGTCGCGTTGGGGTGCGTCAAAGAGATCGGGAAGGACGCCCTGGCGGCGCAGGACCCGTGACCGGCGTAACTCGCGGTGACGGTGCCTGTCGACCACGTATGTGAGCTGCGGACAAGCCCGGAATAGGTCGGCGAGAACCTCCCGAAGAGCAAGTCGACGACGGTAAGCGCGCCGGGGATCGTGTTGTTGCAGTCGTAGCCGGAAACTGGGGTGAGCGAGACCGAGCCGGTCGAGAACGAGCCGCCTGCGGTGATCGTGGTGTTGTTAGTGCTCATGACCCAACCCGTCCCGCTGACGGAGATGTCCCCGTTCACGGAACCACTGATCATGATCGTGACGGAGAAGTTACCGCTGCCGTCAGTGTTGCCCGTTCCTGTGACCGCGTTAATGGCGTCGTTCGTGACAGTGACGGTGCGGCCAGACAGCACCCCCGAGCAACCCGAGACGGGGCCGCCGCTGATGCATACTGGAACGCTGGTCATTGGAACCCCAATCGAACCGATATCGCTCCACTCCTGCCAGATCCGTTGCCCTAGCACGATGACTTGCCGCTGGAGATCCCGGAGATCCCGATCCATCGCCTCCAGGCCGCGCTCGACATGGAGCAGCCTGGGATCTTGCGGTCCGAGTGCGTCCATCGTGCCTCCGATCGTGGCGGGTAATGGGTGGCAGGTGACGGATGGCATCTGCCCACCACACACCACCCGTAACCCACAACCCTCAGATGTTCCCCTGGAGTTGAGCGAGCTGTTGTTGTAGGGCGGTGATCGTGCGCTGCAGGTTGCTGATCGTGCGCCGGTAGTACTCCAGCCGGCGCTCACAGGTCAGAAGTCGTCGCCAGAAGGCTCCCATGCGTCACTCCAGTCGATCCCCACTCATCATTGAACGGCCAGTGAAGCCCCTCACGCTGCATCATGAGGTAAACCACAGCGTGGAAGGGCGTGGTGCCGAGCGTGGAAAGCCCTTGACCCTTGGGGCCAATCCGGGCTCGCCAGCGCAAGCCTTCACGTTGGAAGCGCACGACGTTGGCGAGGGGGATCTCTTCGGCCAGAGGGTCAGTGTTCACCACGTCGGCTTTACGATCGGGGGAAAGCACGTTACGATTCTGCCAGAAAGGACCCCGATCATGGTTTCAACAAAGTGGAGAACTGGGATTCAGGTCGACGGCAATGTTGCCTGTTTGACGTTCGACGACGGAACAACGCTGAACAGATACCCCATGGCGCTCAAGAGCGCCCAAGCGTTCGCCGAGTCAATCCTCGAGTGCCCATCGTCATCGAAGACGGCCACCGCTCCGACCGGCAACGGCCCGAAGAACCCCCGCCGCGGGTCGAAGTAATCAGCTCTCCGTCCCCCACGAGCCATACCCCGGCGTCGCCGGCAGAATGAGCGGCGCCGCGGGTATCGGCTGCTGTGGGTTCACGGCCACCGTCACACTGAGGTTCGGCTGGACTTGGTTGACCTCGCCCCCGGTCAGCGGCGACGGCCCTTGGAAGCCTCCCTGCACGCCCATGTCCGCGTTTGCGCCATCCATCTCGCCCTTGTCGGCCGTGTCCGGCAGCTCCAGACACTGATCGTCGGGCGCTGCCTCGATTTCCGCGTTCGGATCGGCCGCCAGCGTGGCCGCGATCGACTTGCGGCGCTGGATCGCCCGGTATTGCCCGATTGCCTCCTCCTCCGTCAGACCCTGGCGGCGCATGAGCAACTCGATCGGGTCCGTGAGGCCGTAGCTCAGCTCGAAGGTATCGGCGTTGTCTCGGTACGGGCCGGGGAGATCGATCGACACCTCAGGCCACGCAACCCGGAGCGACGGGTCAGCGGCGAACGCCTGGAGCACGCCCTCGATCGCCGGAAGCCCCGCGACGGGGCAAGCCCCGATCTGACACACGAGCTGGGCTAGGCGTGTCTCGTGCAGCTCGAACAGCGGCTGGCGGCCCTTGGCGTAGGTGATCAGGTCTGCGTCCTGCGCGGCGATCGAGATCCCCGATGCAGCGCGGGCACCGCCTTGGCCGTCGCTCTGGGCTTCGATCGATACCGGGATGTCGAGGTCTTTCAAGGCGTCGTTGGCTTCCCCGCGGATGTACTCACGGATGGCGCTTATGTCGATGTTGGATTCGAGGTATTTCGCCTCTGGAACGACCGGCGTGTCCTCTGTGGAGTCGTGGCGTACAACCAGTGGGACAAAGCCACCGTCGATAAAACGAGGGCGCCACTCAGGGCCGACCCCAGTAACAAAACCCAAG